TAAAAGAATTTATCCATAACAGAACATGGTCTATGATTGTTTCCCACGAACAAACATTCTATGAGTACAACGAAAGATTAATGAAGCCTGTTGACGATGACGGAGATGCAAAAGAAAAGGACGTAATGGCTACCATAGTCCTGAAATCAAAACTCGTGCAAGACTTAAAAGATATTCATTCTACCCTCAAAGAATACTATAAGGAAATGTTTGAAGATGACGACCTGAGAGATAAGGTAATTAACAAGCGTATTTCACCTGAAACCATGTCCCGTGTTTAATCCTATACCAAATGGAAGTTCTATTGTTCTCGAAGGGATAACTTGTTACATTCCTCCTTTGGGAATGGGCTGTCATTCTGAATCGGGTGAAATTAATCCTACGGATATTATCAAGAGGGCAGGCGGCAAAGAAGAACAGTACTGGGAGCGCACTACTTTACCACACGACTTTGAGAAAAAAGTATTAATAGAAAAGAAAAAAGATGAAGAAATAAAGGCTGCTGAAAAAAGAGCCGCCGAAGCAGGTAACAGACCCGTAGAGGATGTAGGTTATTCTGACCCTGAATTAGATGATTTCAGATTGCAGGAATGGAATAGAAGAATGCACGGAGTGTGGTTCTGGAATAAAGGCGTTCCGGTTTACATAACAGGCTTGCATTATTTCTACCTGAACTATTGGCATCTTGATTCCGGCTATCCTGATTTTCGTATCATAGATTTAGAGAAGGCTTATGTATGGCAAGTAGTTGTTGAAGATCCTAAAGCAGTAGGAATGATTGAAGTAAGAAAGAGGCGTGACGGCAAATCTTTCTTTGCGGGGTGTATGTTATTTGAGTGCCTTTCCCGAACCTATGGGACTATCGAAGGTGGAATCATCAGTTATAATAAGGATTCTGCGGCTGAATTTTTCTCTAAAACTATCGTATCTCCTTTTAAAAGACTTGCTTCATTTTTTGTTCCCGTATGGGACACTTCAAGTACCCTTAAAAGTGATATACGATTTACGCAACCCGCCGTAAAAGGGAAAAATAATAACATTCATAATAACGGGCAGGAACTCGGTTCTTACCTAACTTTTATGGATTCCAAAGAAAAAGCGTATGACGGACATAAACTAAAAAGAGGCGTTGTAGATGAAGTTTTTAAGACAGAAGTTGACTGCTTCAAAAGGCATTTGGTTATTAAATATTGCGCCACAGATCACAGAGGGGCGGTAACAGGAAAGATACTTTACACTTCAACGGTAGAGGAAATTGGAGTAAAATATAAAGGAGATCAGTTTTGGGCCAAGAACGATCAACTAAGAAGATTACCTGTTGCTGATTCAGTAAAGAGAGGCGGTGAACTGTATTGTTTTTTTATGCCTGCTTACCGTTCCGGAAGATATGACAAGTATGGCTATTGCGATGACCTCAACGAAAAGCAACGTATCAAAGATTCTCAAAGGCAGTATGAGGACAACGAATCTGACCTCATTGCTGATATGCGAAAGAACCCTTTCGACATTATACAGGCTTTCCGGATAACTTCCAACAGTTGTCATTTCCCTCAATCAAAATTACACGAAAGAATAGACGAGATCGGATGGGCTAACGTAACGCAAAGAGGCGATTTGATGTGGGAGAATAGTGAACCACTTACAACGGTAAAATTCGTGCCTAATGTTAATGGACGTTTCTATATCTGCACTGGATTTAAGTTTGACGATGAAAAAGACTGTAACAATGTTTTAAAAAGGGGTAATAGTTATTATCCTGGCAATACAGCTAAATATGTCATGGGTTTAGATCCATACGATCACGATTTAACAGAGGATAACAGAAAATCCAATGCAGCCTTCTACGTGCTGAAAAAGCACGACCCAATGAAGCCACTTGATCCTTACAACAAGGCATTTGTAATGGAGTACGTTTACCGCCCTGCTACCGCTGCTATGATGTTTGATGACGTTCTAAAGGCTTGCTTTTATTTCGGCTGTTCCCTTCTTTTTGAGAGTAATAAGATTGGCGTAAGAACTTATTTCAGAGATAAAAGTTGCGGTTCATTCCTTATACACTTGGACGATTATAAAGATGCCGGAATACCTTCTACTCCTGAAAATAAAAGGGCAGGTGTTGACCTTATCGAAGAATATATCAACGACAATTTAGACAAAGTTTATTTCAAAAGATTACTGCAAAGTTGGATAAAATTCAATATAAACGATACCCAAAAGTATGATGAAACGATGGGTAGCCTTTACACTTTATGGGCAGACAAATTTAAAGTTATTAAAAGAGATATAGGTCAACTACGCCCCATATCTGATTACATTAAAAAACAAAAAATAGCATGACAACGTTTCCTTCCGATGATATAGACCCGAAACAAAAGGGACAAGATTACTGCAAAAAGTACGCGGAAGCAATCTATGATAACTGGCTTCGCTTAGTACCTAAGACGATGTTTGCTCATAATGCTGACCAATACGAAAGGATAAAATATTACGTCTTAGGGAAACAGGATATTGCCAAATATAAAAAAGGTATGGGAGTGGATTCAGAGGATGACACTTCATGGTTGAATATTGATTGGAGCATCCGTGCTATCATATCTAAGTTCAGAAGAATAGCTATCGGCAAACTTCAAAAAGCCGATTATAATATCAATTTTCATCCGGTAGACCCTATGGCTATTGATATAGTAAGTAAGTATTTCGCTGACATCAAAGCAAAGATTATCCTTCGTGAGAAACTTATGCAACAACAGCCGGAACTTACTCAACTACCTGCTTTTAAGAAGAAATTTGGCGATCCGGAAGATTTAGAGGAACTGCAGATGCAAATGGATTACGGCTCTAAAACTAACCTCTCTATTGAAGCAGAGGAAGGCGTAGGAGTAGTATTGCAGGACACCGATAACAACGTAAATGAATACCGGAAGCTGACCTTTGAGAACCTTTTCGACTACGGTGTAAGCGGGCACAAAACTTGGATAGATGAAAATAGTCGTGTAAGATTCAGGTGTGGCGATATGCGAAATATCCTGACTAATTATTGCCGTAAAAGAGATTTTTCAGACCTTTCTTATGTGGGTGAGATTATAGACGTTCCTCTTACAGAACTATCCAAAGAATTTAATGCAGAGGATTTAGAGAAAATCAAACAGATAGCAGAAACGCAACAAAGCAGACCTAAAGGCGCACCGGCGTACATTTATGATACGCATGATCCTTCAAAAGTTAAAGTTTTGGATTGTGAGTGGAAATCTTACAACACACTTGTTAAAAGACAATCTCAAAATGAAGAAGGGAATATCGTCTTTAAGGAATCTAAATACAAGAACCTTCAATCAAAAGAAAAAACTACTATCAACGGTGAAGAAAAGTCCAAATATATTGGGAAGACAATCGAAGTAGTCTATAAGTGTAAATGGATTATCGGCTCTGACTATGTTTATGAGTTCGGATTATCCAAAGATCAACCACGTTCTACCGATACAAAGAAAGCCGCCCGTACTGAATTAAGTTACTCATTTTACGCTCCTGATTTTCACGAAATGAGAACGCTGTCTATTATGGAGCAACTCATCCCAATGGCAGACGAATATCAACTCTTGGTTTATAAAGTGCAGAATCTAAATAACAGGATGATGCCTTTTGGATGGGCAATAGATTTGGATGCTATTGAAGATGTGGCGCTTGGTGCGGGTGGAGATAAATTAAAACCTTCGGAAGTACTCGATATGTTCTTCCAAAGCCAAATCTTGACTTACAGGAAGAAAGATTTAGACCGCAATAACGTCAATTACAAACCTATTGAAGTAATACAGACCTCATTTGCTAATGAGATGACAGCCTTATATAATCACATGGCGGCTATCATCGCACAGATAAGGGATATAAGCGGTTTAAATGAATTGACAGACGGCAGTACCGCGGGGCAAGACAGAATGCCGAACCAATTAATTGCGGCTAATATGGAAAGTGCAAATAACGCTCTCTTTGGAATTATTGATGCTGAAAAATGCCTGTTGGAAAAACTTGCAATCAGTTGTTTCAGAAGGTTACAAATAGCAGTAAAGAGAGGCGATTACGGTGGTTATATTAACGCAATCGGCGGTAATTCAGTTAAGTTAATTAAAGTATCTCCTGACCTTGCTCTACACGAATACGCTATTACTTGCGAAGTACGCCCTACGGATGAAATGAAGCAGTTCGTTTTAAGTATGATGCAGGAAAATATAGCACAGGGATTCTTAGACCTGTCCGATGCGCTTATTATTCTCGATATGTACTCTACAAGAAAAGCAT